TTAATAAAAGATTTGCGCTTAGTTAGTCAAACATCTAAAAAGCAAACAGGCAGAATACTAACTAAAAACGCAAAGCCTATTGTTGACGCTCTTTTTTTGGCAGCACCGCACGGACATAAGATACACAAGAGGTATAGAAGTGCGGGCTTAAACAAGAGAATGCGTGCGCCAAAAGGTAAAGGTTCAGTTGTTGCAATTTACAGGCCTGGGAATCTTGCAATGTCTTTTAGGTTGTTTAGATTTAATAGGGCAAAATATAGTATTCAAGTAGGCGCAAAATTCCAAGGCAAAAACGCAACTGGCGCTTTTGGCCCAGGAACAGGCCAATACGACGCATACTACACGCACATACTAGAGAAAAAAGACCCTTTTATCATTCCAACTTGGAACAGAATGAAAGCGGGTGTTGAGGCGGGTATAATTAAAAGCCTAAAAAGGGTTATTAAAAGTGCCAATAAAAAAAATAGCGCAAATAAATGAACATACCAGCAGTTTTCAGAAAATTAATAGCAGACGACGCGGCGGCTTATGCTGTTTTTGCGGATAGGGTTTATCCCTTGCATACGGTTGATACGCCAACTTTCCCGTTAATAATTGTGACCGTTACAAGCATCACGCCATCTACAAATAAGATTGTACCGTCTTTGGTTGATATGGTAATGGTTCAATTAGATATTTATTCAGATAAATATTCAGATAATTGCGCCCATGCAGAATTGGTCAGGACGGCGGTTGATATGAAAATCGGGGACGTTACATTTATGGGTTCTACGATAAAAATGGATGGAGTGCATTTTGATAGCGGAAGTCAGGATTTTTCCGACATACAAGGCAGCAACGGACAAATGAGAATTTACCGACACGTTCACAACTACTCAGTAAGGATAAAAAGAAACTAAAAATATGTCAGATAGATACCAGTTTTTAAAAGACTATCAAGATCCGCAAAACCCCGCAAAGACATTTAAAGCAGGTAGCACCGCACGAATGTCAGACGGTGACGGCGCGGCACTAATAGCAAGCGGCACAGTTAAGCAGGTTGCAGACTTTACACCACAAAGAAAAAACGTACTCGCTCCCGGCGGTTGTACCGAACTAAGCGAGGCGCAAAAAGCAGAAATAACGCCACCTGATACAAATGAAGCACAAGCGGCAATTAACACAAAAAATAAAAAATAATTATGCCAACTACGGGAATAGTAAACAGTAGGCTAATGGTTATCAAGGTAGGCACGACGGTTGTTAGTTGCCTTACAGATGCATCATTGAGCCTTTCGCAAGAGTTCAGGGACACCACCTGCAAAGATAGCGGCGGATTTAATAACATTTTGCCCGCAAAGCGCGGTTGGGAAATGTCGGGTTCTGCGTTGTTTTCATACGACGGTACAACCACATTTGAAGACTTTTTTGCTCTTTGGAACGGCCAAACACTCGCAACAGTTATTTTTGGAACGACCGTTTCAGGGGACAAAATTTACACGGGTTCGGCATACCTTTCGAGCCTTTCAAGCAGCTCGAGCGGCACGGATGAAAACGTGACCTTTGAGTTTAGTTTGACAGGTACGGGAACATTGACCGAATCCACGAACCCATAAAAAAACATAAAAGGGCGGGCGCACATAGATACGTCCGTCCTTTTTTTAAAATAACCATATGGCAGTACAATATATTGATTTTAATGGTGAGCAAACGCCCATACTTTTTGGTAACGCCGCATTTTACCACTACGAAAAGAGGCATAAAGAAAGCGGTTTTGCTGCTTTTATGCAGTCCGTACCGCAGGACGAAACGGGCAATGTGGATATTAACAAAGTAAAGATTTCATTCTTTATTGATATTACAATGTGCGCACTAATCGCAGGCGGCAACAAAGAAAGAAAGCCATTTTTGGGCATAGTTGACGACGTGGCAGCATGGATGGACAATGAAAATATGATGACCATCATGGAAATGATTACAGACAGTTTACCCATTGCAAAAGATCAAAAAGACGAAGCAACGGAGCAAGAAGCGGGGGAGTAGCGGGTGTTGATTATTGGCAAACAATGATAGACGCTGCCGGATGGATTGGAATGTCTGAAAGCGAATTTTGGGAAACAACACCCCGATATTTTGCCGCACGGGTCAGGGGCAAGCAGCGAGACGACCGCGAAAATTGGGTAATGGCTCGACAGGCGGCGTATTGGGTTGCTATATTTAGCCCTAACGCCAAAAAACTATCAAGCCCCACAAATTTAGGTTCTTTTTCTTGGGAGCAACAGCCAATAGTAAAATTCAAAGAAATAACGCCCGAACAAAAGGCGGACATGGCCAAATTTAAAGAAATGGCATTAAAACTACTAAACTAACAACATGGCAAATATTGCAGAATTAAATATAAGGCTGGGAGTTAGATTTAGAGATTTTGACAGGTCGATGAGGCAGGTGGAAAACCGTCTCAAACAGACCGCACAGTCAATGGACGGTATTGCTAATTCAATGGCGCAATCCTTTACCGCTCCATTTTTGGCCATTGGTGCGTTAGCAATTAAGGCGGCGGGTGATTTTGAGGCATTAAAGTTGGCTATGCAAACCACGATGAAAGATGCGGGGTACAGCGCAATTGAGACTACAAAGGAACTTGAAGAACTTAGGAAAGTAGCACTTGCGCCGGGCATTGATTTACAGCAGGCAGTAAAGGGTTCTATTGCCTTGCAGTCGGTTGGATTTAATGCAGAAAGAGCGCGTAAAACATTGGTAGAGTTAGCCAATGGCATAGCGGGCGCGGGTGGAAATGCAGAACAATTGGAGGGTGTTACGCGTCAGTTTGCGCAAATGTCTGCAAAGGGTGTTGTGTTGCAGCAAGATTTAGCAATCATAAAAGAAAATATGCCCAGCGTCGTTAAGGCAATGCGTGAGGCGTTCGGCACAACAACAGCCGAGGGCATACGCGACGCGGGCATAAGCGCAGATCAATTCATAGATGGTATTACGCAACAACTTGCAAAAAACGCACGGGTTCAAGGCGGTATAAAAAACGCAATTGACAACACACGCAGCGCAATTACTCAATTTTTCGCGGCAATTGGTGACGGTATAAATGAGGCGTATAACCTAAACGCGGTTGCGGGCGCAATGAGTGACAAGATTAACGACCTTGTTACGGTGTTTAAAATGTTAGACCCTGAAACAAAAAAGAGTATTTTTAATTTTGCGCTTTACGCGGCGGCGTTCCCTATACTTATTAAAAGTATGGCGTTACTTTTTGGCGCAGGCCAACAAGTAATTGCTATGACGCGGCTTTTGTCAAGTGGGGCGGCAAGCGCGGGCGGTGCGTTATTGGGGTTTGCAGATAAATTTGGAAAACTAAACACGGCTATGAAAGTGGGCGCGGCTGGTGTTGCGCTGGTAGGTATTCTTGCACTTTACGCGGGTTATCAAAAATTATCAGATGGCGTAAATAAAGCCTTTGAGGCTCAAACTAAATTTGCAAAAGCAAAAGACGAAGTAAACAAAGAGGCGGGCAAAGAAATTGCAATTGCAAATAAAAACATTGAGGCGTTAAAATCCGAAACAACATCAAGGGAGGAAAAAATAAAGGCGTTTAACGCGCTAAAAGAATCATACCCCGATTTATTAAAGCAGTACGACAACGAGAAAATATCAGTATCGCAGTTGACAATGTTACAAGATAGGCTCACAAAGTCTATTATTAATAGGGTTGCAGAAACTAGAAAATCTGCCTTATTAGATGAACAGGCGGGCAAGATAGTAGAGGCGCGTTTAAAGAAAACACAATTAGAGGCGCAAGGGTTAAACGCCATTTATGGGGAAACGCAAGCGGGCTTTTTGAGGGGCGCAGAGGGTATGGGATTAGGTGGTTGGATGGGTACGGAGGCTAGTATTGTAGGCGAAGAAATGGCCAAACTCGACAAGGTGATAATGCAAGCAGAAAAGACTTCAAAATCACTTGAAGAGCAGTTTGCTAAAACTTTTGGGACAGGAACGAGTGCGGCAGAAGAGACGGCGGCAAACTTATACGCATTAAGAGATGCGGAGGTAGATTATAGTGAACTTAATAGCAAATTTGCGGAAAACTGGAAAAAGAGGGAGGCGGGCAAAAGCCAAGCAACTACCAAATCAGGAAAATCAATATCCGCTATTTTTAAAGAGGTCTCAAAAGACCTTGACGACATAAACAAAAAAGCGGCGGCATTAGGCGCAACAGGCGGCGAAGATCATTTTGATGACTTTGCAAAGGGTATCGAAAGCGGTATTAGTAAATTAGTAGAAGCGGGCGCAAAAGTTGACGGCAAAGAAATAACAGCATTAAAGCAATTAGCGCGTGAGGGATTAGGGGCAAAATTAGTCGCACCCGACTTGCTGCCAACAGCGGCAACGGCACAATCAGTCGGCACAAGATCGGCGGCAATTCCCGACGTTCGTATTGCATACGACAAAGACGCACTCAATGAGTTTTTGAGCGACAGCCAAAAGATTGGTCAGGTTTTAGAGCAAATGAAGTCGGGCTTTATTTCAGCAAGTGAGGGGTTTGATGCAATTAACGCCATACTAGCAACGACAAATGAGAACTTTACAGGCACGGGGTTAAAAATGCAGGAAATGTCTTTTGCGTTTCAAGCGTTAGGAGAACAATTCCAAATGCTTGGGCAATCGTTTCAAGCGGGCGGCGATGCTCAAAAGGCGATATTTGATGCAGTGGGGGCAAGCATTGCAGACCTTACAAACGAAGGGAGCGTAAACATGAAAGACTTTGCCAAAGCCGCTGTTTTGAGTTCTATAAAAGTGGCAAAGGCATACGCGGTACAGGGTATTTTTGCGGCGGTTTCTAAGGCATTGCAAAGCGTACCTTTCCCGATAAATTTAATAGCGGCGGCGGGCGCAGCGGGTGTTGCAAGCGCATTGTTAAACGGCTTAGCAAATAAGATTTCAGCACCAAAACTTGCAAAGGGTGGTTTGGCATACGGCGAAACTTTGGCAATGGTTGGTGATAATCCAAACGCTAGTGTTGACCCCGAAGTAATCGCACCACTATCAAAACTTAAAGACATAATTGGCGGCGGTGCAAGCGATATAATGGTTGGCGGTACATTTAGGATTAGAGGCGAAGATTTGGAATTGGTACTTCAAAAAGCAAAAACAACAAAGCAAAGGAGGTACGGTAATGGCTAAAAGGTTTTCGAGTACGTTCTATTCAGCAAAAAGCGTTTTATACGTTGTTGAAATTTGGGACTCTGCTTACAGCGGAACGGTAACGCCATTTACTATTTCAGGAAATAACTTTCAGTTACAGCAATCTGGGTCAGGCGACAAAATATTAAACCATATGTCTCCCACAAGTTGCCAATTTGATTTCTTTATACAAAACACGACGCACGAAGGCTTGATTACTGATTTGATAGACGCAACAGAAGGGCGTTTTACGGTTGCAATATTCCAGTCAACAACCACAAATTTGTATTGGGCAGGGCAAATTGTAGCAGACATTGGGAGTATAGAGGAGGCGTATTATCCGTATGCGTTCACTATTAGAGCGACGGACGGACTCGGTTTGTTGAAAACGGTAGATTACAAAGACACGGGCGGCGCGTACACAGGCAAAGACAGGAGTATTGATATTATAAAAAGGTGCATAAAAAAACTACCTTATGTAGCGGTTCACTATACAAGTTCAAGCCCGTTTATATCTACCATATTGGATATTTGGGCGGCAGGTATGACAAACATAGGAACCGGAACGTGTGCATTATACCAGTCTTACATTGATAATTCAGTTTGGCAGACATATGAAAAAGGCGTAGAAAAGTACACTAATTGCTACGATGTTATTGAGCATATACTAAAGCCGTTTATTGCACGTATAACCCAAAGAAACGGCCAGTTTTTAATTGAAAATATATTTTATCGTACTGAATCAATAGTAATACAACGCAAGTATTCACGAGATGGCGGGCTTTTAGATACGGGTAACTTTTTTGGCACAAACACCATAAACCAAACAGCAAACGGCGCGTTGTTGGCAGGGGCGCAATATGAATTTTTTCCAGGACTATTAGAGGCGCACCACACCTACAAGTCAAACACGCGGCGCAACTTTTTAGAAAGCGCGGCGGCGTTAAATGACACAAGCACCCTGTTAGACATAAAAAAGCCGATCAATGCAAACGGAGGCAGTTCTACATTAAGGCTAACGGGTAATGTTGTACTTTCTTTGCAGTCTTTAGACCCTGATATAACTTTCGGTTCGCCATTCGAGCCATTTTGCATAATCTTTAGAATAAATCTGTTTTTGGACACGGTTGGCTTGTCGAGACCTTATACCGTGCTGCCAACCTTTCAAGTAAATTACGGAGCGACCGAGTGGGCGGCTTCGCCCGGGTTTTATATTGCGCTCCGTATTGATAACGCGGCGTTTTTAGTAAACACAACAAGCGACGTTTTTACCTTTACGCAAGGCGTTGACGTGATGACCCCGGTAATGCCCGAATCATGCGAAGATTTTAGTATTTCATTCGATGTTGAATCAATACAAAAGTACAGCGGCGGAACTTACAACTTGGCAGATTTTGAAATAGGTTTTCAGTTGAATAACCAGTGGCTAGAGGTGTACAGTTATGGCAATCCTGCAATAACAGAAGATGAGGTTGAGTATGAGACAATAAATACCACCAATACCACCAATACGGCAAAATTAGAGCAAGATAGCATAATTGGTACGTCGTCAGACCCTAATAGTTTGGGGGCATTATGGATAAAGCCAGCATCTACGTTTACACTTGCAAACGTTTGGCAAACAGGCATAGCAACGCCAAACACGCTACTTGAGCAACTTGTTACAAAAATAGCAATGTCGGGACAATACGCACCGACTAAAAGGTTAAACGGGGTTTTGTATGGAACGATAGACAAGTTAAATAGGGTTTTATGGGAGGGCGAGTATTACCTGTTTTTGGGCGGCACGTGGAATGCAGACATGGACGAACTAACTGGCGATTGGGTTTTATTGCGCTATGATGTGAACTTTACGCCTTCGCC